AATACCTCTTGCTAATTTGGGCAATAGTGCCATACCTAAAGATGCGGGCATGAATCTTCTTAATCCTCCAGGAATTCCCATAAGTGCAGTAGATAAGAAATTTCCCAACATTCCCATGAAACCCTTTCCTGAGAATCTTGGTAAATTCATCTTGGATTTCATATTTAATTCTTTTCTGCCTTCTTTTTTTTCCTCAAGTTCGTTTTCTCTATCTTTTCGGTCCTTAACTTTATCTGCATTTACCCCTTTTAGCAGAAGTCCTCTCATACTGTATAATAAAGCGGACTGTACTTCCATCTGTTTTTCGATGGTTGCAATATTATTTTTATTTTGATCTTTTAGTTCATTGACAAGATTTTGAAAATGAGAATAATTGTGGGGTTTACGTGCCATTATTAGGCCCTTCTTTCTTGATCTTTTTGTTTACTATTTTCTTGTTCTATATGAGCAATTAGCATTTCTACGTATATGTCTCTTTCAAAAGGCATTAAATTTTCTATTTCTGTTAAACTATATTTATGATGTTGCATCAATTGAAACGTTAGTTGATAATAGTTTGCTAAAGTATTATGACTACACATCATAAAAAAAAATCGCCAATTCCATTCAAAGTTTGTTTTTCATGACATTTACATTTAGAACATGTAAATTCAATATCGTGTAATATAGCAGGCATTGTGCCAAAAAACAGTTTAAGTTTTTCAAATTGATCACTTGATAAACTACTAATAAATTCTTCCAGTTCTTCTTTATTATATTCACCTGCATTAAATACTTCTTCACCAGAATATATGTTATCAATACAATCAATAACAATACTAAACAATTCTGCTACAGTTGAAGTTTTTTCATTTTCCATGTCTGCTAAACGATTATAAACTTCCATTGTTGGATATTTCATTTCAACAGTAATTGTATCTGTTAATTTAATGTTCTTAGAATGTTTATCGTTTGTAGTAAGTTTTATATCAGCAAGATTTATTTTTACTTTTGTTTGAGCATCACAAGATTCCCCATTACTATTTGTTTCTTCTCGATGTTTTATCATTAGTTCAACAACTTCACCAACAGATTTTGCTCTTATATTTAATAATGCCATCTGTAAATCAAATAATGGTAATTCTTCAGCATTTACTTCTTCTGATAAAATACAATTATTGATTATTTGTTTTGAAGTTCTTACTATTTCATCTTGTTCTCCCCCCTCCATAGCCATCAATAAAAGTTTCTCTTCTTTGACTAGAAAGGGTCTGTAAGTTACTGGTTTTTTTATTGAAGTCAAGTTCATTGTAAATGTAGGTGCTTCAATTTTGGGTAAACTCATTATATCTCCATTTTTTAATTATTTTTTACGCAACACTAGGGGGATTGGCTCCAGTTGAAATTCTGCTCATTTCCCATTTTCGATATGCAAAGGTAACACTAAGTCTTGCATATTCATTATTTTGTGACCATCCCAAATTTATTGCTCCCACATTTAGGGGAAATGCTTCTCTAAATCTTATTCCATAACTTCTAACATTTTCTTCTGTAAATGTTCTTAACCAAATATCAGTTGTATAATCATTATAATATGAAGCATCATATAGATCGGGATCAACTATATCATTTTGCCAATTGTCAAAAAACTCTTTTTCTTTCCATCCCTCTGCAGAACAAATAAATGTCATTGTAGTATCAATGAACATTTGACCATAACCTATTTTTCTTACTGGTCCATATAATTTATCTTCAACTGTAAGCATAGTTTTACCAGGAAGTTCTGCTTGTTCGCATTGAAATACGCTAAAATCAGAATCTTGTCTACCGATATAGACTTCATATCTATTTAATGGTGCGGGACCATGTTTAACATTTAATTTGCTTCTAAAATTATCTACACTTAAAGGCATTAAATCATTCTCCTACTATCTCCCCAAACAACGAGTTTGTTTTCTTTTTTGAATTTTTCTGTTGGTAAAAATAATGCAATTTCTTTTTCATCATCATCTACAATTACAACTCTAGATGTTATGTGTTTATATAGATATCTTTTTACTGTTGGTTTAATTTGTTTAATTCTTGCAAGTCCTTCATAATTTACTGATTTTGACCGATCAATAGCATCCATTAATTTTGCCCTAAGTAATGGAGGAAGATAATGAAAATTTAAACCAAGAAAACCATTTCCATACATTTTTACGCACATGATTAATGGGAATCTATCATAATACTTCATTTTATCTTTAGTTTTTGGATCATAAAAATATGATGCCATTGCACCAGGTGCTATTGTTCCCTTACCTGATTTTTTAGCAGTTTTATAAAATTCATCTGCAGTATCTACTTCACTAAATCTACTTCTTAATTCTGCTCTTAAAGCGCCAACTTTTCTGCGAAACCATTGTGATGCATTACTTGTTCTTGGTTGTCCTTCATTTCTTCTTATTGCAGTCTTTAATTTATCTAAAAACGTTTGATCTTGTTGTGCCATAATTATATTTAGTTAAAAAAGATGATCTTCTGTAATGATTTTAAATCTCCATTTTCTGTCGCTACAATACTCTGTAGCCGCTTTCCATTTTGCTTCATTTACACCAAATGTGTATACTTCAGATAAATATCTTCTAGTGATTCTTTTAGGTTTTTTGGGTTGTGATAGTTGCTTTTTGGGTTTAACTTCTATAAGCACACATTCTGTTAATCCATTTTCTTTTTTTATTTTGATCCAAAAATCAGGAAAATATCTATGTATTCGTTTATCAATAGGAGATTTGTAGGGAACAACTATCTCTTCACTTGACCATTCAATAACATCGGGATTGTTTTCACAATAATTCATGAATTTTTTTTCCCATAAAGAACGGTAAGTAACTTTAGTAGGATCTCCCCGATATTTTTTCAAATTTTTTATTTTATATTTTCCTTTGTAACTCATGCTAAATATTATGTATATAACGTAGAGGAGAATAATGGCCCAGAATCCGGCAACCAAATTAAGAGAAGTAGTAAATGTAAAAACTGGTGTTAGAATATATAGATTTCCAGAAAATATAGGATCAACTACAGCAGAACCAGAATCAAGAAAATTTTGTTTATTTCGTTTTCATAATGTAGATGATAGTGGAAATCCAGGAGAAACATCTACTTGTGTAGTATTGCCTTTTCCAGAAATAAATGATGCGATTAATATAAAATATGAGAATGTTGAATTTGATGTTGTTGGAGCAATTGCAGTAGGGGCCTCGGCGGGAAATGTAAGTATAGATCGTTTATCGGATATTGCAAAAACAGGATTAAAATCTTTTAATAGAGATTCTTTTGCACGAATAGCCGCAGATACAGTATTAAGTGGAACTCCTGGACTAAAAGCAGGAGTTGCAAAAGGATTAAATACAATACAAAATCCTTATATTACAAACGTATTTAATAGTTCAGGATTTAGAGATTTTTCTTTTACTTTTACTCTTATACCAAAAAGGGCTCATGAAAGTGATCATATACAAGATATTATTAGAACTTTTAAAGAAGCAATGTTACCCGAAAAAAAATTAATAAAAGAAGGAAGAAATATAAATCAGAGTACAGGAATTATAAAAATGCCAGATAAAGTTGATATTACTTTTTTTCCTACTACAGGAGCAGATTATAACAAAAATAAATCAATAATAAAAATTCGAAATGCAGTCGTAACAGATTTGACAGTTGAATTTTCATCAGGAACACAAAATCCTACTTTTTTTAAAGACACGGGTGCTCCTTTATCTGCAGTATTGAATGTATCAGTTAAAGAAACCGAAATTTATACTAAAGAAAGTCTTATAAAAGATTATCCAGAACACAGAAAGGATTTCAAATAGTAAAATGGAACCATATGCTAATTTGAATAGAATAGTAGGACTTAAAAAAAGATATGAATATCCTAAAGGTATAGGTAGTACTAAAGGACTACATCATTTTATGTTAATAAAAGAATTAAGATGGAAAAAACCTGAAAAAGGAAGTGATGCGTTTAGTGGAAGTGGAATAACAAATTTTGAAAATGTTACTGGTGGAAATGAATCAAAAGATTTTTATGAACCTGGGAAAAATTTTATTTTACATTTGCCACCTGGTTCATTAAAAACACAATATTCTGCTGATTATGCTGATGTAAATTTGGGTATTTTTGGAGATATATTATCACAAAATGCAATGCAAATAACAGAAGATATGAAAACACATTTTTCAGAATTTGCAAAAGGTGATACAGGATTTATACAAAATACGATGAAAATGTATAATGAATTAAGAAAAGATATGACAGATAAAATTATGCCATATTATGATAGTGAAGATTTTAAAGGAGATTTTGTAAATAGAATTAGATTTAATGTAGCAACCGCTGTTGGTGCTTTAGCTCCTTCACAGGCAAAAGGAGAACAAATAGCATCTATGTCTATGAGAGCGGCAAGAAATCCATATACTTCTCTCATATTTACAGGAATAAAAAAATTACGAACACATAATTTTAATTTTGAATTTAATCCTAAAGATGCAAACGAATCTAGTACTCTTATGTCAATTATATTAAATTTAAAATATGGAATGTTACCAGGATTAGATAGATTAACTATTAAAAAAGGAGCGAATTCAAATATTATTGCTCAAACACCAACTGCTCATCCAGATCATAAACGTATGCATACTATGTCTATTCAAAATGAAATGAATTCTGCTTTTTTTACTTATCCCCATAATTATAGAATTCAATTTTTTAGTAATGCTGGAGAGAACAAATATTTGTATCGTATAGGAAATTCTTTTTTAGTATCACTTAAAGCAAAATATGCACCTAGATTTTTTGAAGAAAATGGAATGCCAACAACAATAGGTTTACAACTTCAGTTTAAAGAAAACTTTGCTATTGATAGATCACAAGCGGAGACTTACTAATGTCAGATTTTTTTAAGAATTATAGTACATTTTATTATAATATGGATAAGGTTAAACCAATTAGAGGGAAACTTGCGACAAATTTATTGTCTAGAGTAAACATAACTAATGAAGTTTTAAAAAATGTTAGATCATATTATCCGTATCGAATAAAAGAACATGAAAGACCAGATATTATAGCACAAGAATATTATGGATCTAGTGATCTAGTTTTTTTAATATTTTTAGCAAATAATATTCAAGATCCTTTATATGATTGGCCATTATTTGGAAACGAATTGACAAATCTTATTAAAGAAAAGTATGGTTCAGTTGATTCTGCAAAAACAGATGTGCATCATTATGAACAAATATTAAGAAGTGGTTCTAATAAAACAGTGGATACTCCTAAGATTTTAGAAAAAGTTGCGATTGTTGATAAAGAATCATATGATCTTCTTGATGCAACAAAAAGAAAAATAATATACAATTATGATTATGAGATTATGAAAAACAATGCAAAAAAAGAAATTGTTTTAATAGAAAATACTTTTTCTAAACAAATTTTAACTGAACTAAGAAGTCTTTATGCTAATTAATGGAATATAATATGTCAGAATATTCAGATATAGGAACTTCAGAATTTAACAAATCCGAATCAAAATTTAGTACTGAAGCAGAATGGACATTAACCTTTATTAATTATAGGGGAAGAGAATATGTAGTTAATTCTGAAGAAAATTCAGTAATTCTTGGTTTTACAATAAACGAATCTTTATTTGAAAGTAATGTTATAACTGGTGATATAAAAATACTTGATGGTGCTGGATTAGATGAAAGAATTCCTATTATCGGACAAGAAAAAGTTCGTATTAAATTAAAAAATAAATTATTGGGTGGATCAATGTGGGATGCTGAATATACGATTATTAAAAGATCCGCCACTATAGAAGATGGACCATCAAAGTTTTTTGTTTTGGATTTTTGTTCAGATGAATTTATTGCAAATTTAAGAAACAGAGTATCTAAATCATATAAATCACAATTAGCTTCTCATATAATTAAAGACATATATGATAATTATGTAAAAAATGATCATTTTGTAAAAGATCAAAAACTATTAAATTATGATGAAAAAGGAGATTCTGATGGAACTTTTTATGGAATGCATTTTGTATTTCCTACAGTAAGACCTTTTAAAGCAATAAGCATGGTAGTTAAAAAATCTGTTGCTTCAAATGTTGAAATGAGGCAAAGACAAGTAAGTGCAAATTTTGGTAAATTTTTATTTTATGAAAATAAATTTGGTTTTTATTTTAAAGCATTGTCTGATTTATTACATCCCTTGGTAACAACATCGGAAGCGGAAATTGAAGAATCGGAAATAGAAGCATTAGAATCACAGGGCACAGATTCTGGTCAACAAAATCCCCTTACTAGAGAAAAAGGAAAAAGAATAGCTCGTCCTCCTACGACATCATCAATTGAAATACCAGTAGCCTCTTATGTAATAAGACCAGCAGATCATATTGGTATATCTGCAGAAGAAAAAGAATTTTTAGTTGTTCGATTTAAATTACAATCTACTTTTAATGTTTTAAATAATTTAGTAGAAGGAATGTATTCTGGAAGATTATTAACATATGATCCAACAACTCAAAGAATAGGTTCTATAAATCAATCATCAGCTACACCATATATTCCTAAAGATGATAAAGAAGATGAAAGATTTACTAATGGTTTATATAAAGCAAATCATAAGGCAACGTATTATGAATATGATTATTGGAATCAATTTTCAAATTTTAGACATGTTGGCGGTGAAAGAAATCCTCTAACAAATGATCATCATTATGGAGTAGATAAATCTGAATCATTTTACAAATATGTATCAACAAATTTTAATCATAATGAAAAAATGATTACAAAATTATTGCAAAATGTTATGACAGATAATGATAAGGGAGCAATTTCCGTAGACAAACAAGTAGAAAGATGGTTGATTCAGAGTTATTCTCAATCAAGACAATTGAAAAATATAATAACACAAGTAACTGTGCCTGGTGATCATAATAGAGTTATTGGAGAAATAATAGAATTGAAATATCCTTCAAGTTATTATCCAAATGAAGAACATTCGTTTTATACAGGACATTATTTAATAACAAAAATTCAACATATAATTACAAATAATAGTTATTTAACAACAATGGAATTAGCAAAAGATACATTATTTACTAGACTTTATAGACATATTTTTGATGATGCAAATGAAATGATATTTGATCCAGAAGCTGTGGTGGGTTTAGATCAAGGTCTTAATCCCAAACATGGTATGGAAGGAGGATATAGTGAATAGTTCAGATTTTTTAAATGTTAATGATGCAAAAGATTTTATGGGAGCTGAAGGTTTTGTTTGGTTTTATGGTGTTGTAGAAGATAGAAAAGATCCTCTTTTTCTTGGAAGAGTTAAAGTAAGATGTATTGGATTTCATACAGATGATAAAACATTAATACCAACAGAGGATCTTCCTTGGGCCGATGTTATTCAACCAATAACATCAGCCGCAATATCTGGAATCGGAACTACTCCTACTGGATTAGTAGAAGGTACTCATGTGCTTGGATTTTTTAGAGATGGACAAGAAGCACAAGAGCCAGTAATTTTAGGAACATCTGGAGGAGTACCTGAAAATATTTCAAACCCTGATAGAGGATTTCATGATTCTAGAACAATTGAAGAAAGAAAAAATGCTCCTTATCCTCCATTATATATCGATAGATTTAATTCGGGCATTCCTGCAAAAGTTGTAGAACATTCTCAAGTAGAAGAACAATCTACTTATGAATTTGTTGGAGAAACTCCAATGAAGGATGGTAAATTATGGTATGGAAAAAATGAAGACGAATCTAAAATTCAAGCAAACATTTATAAACGTAAAGATTCAGATAAACCAGAAGATAAACCTAAAAAAGCAAATACTTCACCGATGTTGACGGCTCAACTTTATTCTAGAAATCCAGATGAAAATAGAATGATATATGATAAAGATGGTATACCAATTATGTCTTTACCGTCAACAAATTTACTTGGTTTAAATAGAATAAAATTTATAAGAAAATATGAATCTAATGTAACTCCTCATCCTGCTTCTTCGGTTCATCCACATGCTCAAATTGTTTTGAATGCTCATAGAATTGCAGGAAGTTTAATGTCAACTCAGAATAATTTGCATAGGGGAGTTGAAAAAGCTATGGGAGAACCTTGGGGAGTACCACCAGATGGTTTTAATCCTGAATATCCTTATAATCATGTCACATATACTGAAAGCGGACATTTATTTGAATTAGATGATTCTCCTGGTGCTGAAAGAATTAGATTGTTACATAGAACTCAAAGTTTTCTTGAATTTTTACCAGACGGTTCTAGAGTTGATAATGTTGTTGGAAAGTCTTATTTTCTTGCAGATGCGGATGTACATTCTCACATTTATGGTGATGATGTAAAACATGTTAAAGGAGCGATGAATCATATTTATAATTCTAGGGGAGCAGGAACTAATAAAATGCTTTTTGCTGGTGATGGTGATGTAAATTTAGAAGTTACTAAAGGAGATTATAATATTGATTTAAAAGATGGTGAGATGACAATTAAAGCAAGAAATCTTAAAATCATAGGAACAGCAATTGATCCAGGAGCATCAAAATTTCAATTACAACAAATGTCACCAGAATTGGGTGATTCGCAGTTAGCATTTAAGACAGAAGCAGAAAGTTGGGCTACTGATACTGGAGATTTTTCGTTAAATTGTTCAAATGAAAATTTATCTGTTACAGGAAATGCTAAAACAAATGTAGGTGCAGATAATGAAATAACAGTAGAAGGAAGTTCAAGGGAAGTAGTAAAGGGTATATTTGGAATGGGTATGAAAAAAGTATGTGTAGCAAAACCAATTACTCTTGAAGCAACAAATCCATCAGCGGGTATTAAATTACATAGTGGTCCTGGAGGAGTACCAACATCTTTAGAATTAGATGCGGGTGGAATGGCTCTCAGTACTAAATTAGGCAATGTTACTGCAGATGCAACTATAGGAAAAATTGAATTAACAGCAGGAACAAGTTTTTCTCTTGAAACGGGTACAGAAATAGACCTTAAAAATAAAAAAGGTAATATTAAAATAGATACTACAGGACTTATTTCTATGAAAGGAATGGGTTCTGATATTCATACTTTATTAAAAAAATTATCAATGGCATTACAAAATATGACTCATCCAACTCCTGCTGGTCCAAGTGGTCCAGCAACGAATATGAGTGAAATTATACAATTTGATTTAGAAATAGATAAGGTGTTTCAAGCATGAGTAAAAAAGAAGAAGAAATTATTTTAGAACAAAAACCAATAGTTAATGGTAATATGACAGAAGTTTTAGAAAAGGTTTTAAATTTCAATAATGATTATTTAAAATTTTTAAAAAGTGAATTGGAAACTGCTAAAAAAATACAATTAGAAGAAAGAAATAATGGCTGAAGAAGAAGTATCAAAAGATGATGTTATTTTAAAGCAGATGGAGGGTGTTGCTTTTGGTGGCTCTACTGCAGATGCTTTAAATCTTTTTTTATCAGGATTACAAACGTTCGGTAATAATTTTGCTGTAATTTGTGATACATTAATTCAATTTTTTCAAGCAACCAAATTATTTTTAGAATCTTTTGCAAATCCTCTTACTGCATCTTTAATAGCAACTATTGATTCTTTAATAGAAGCACTTGAAGAATTAAATGCTTTAGGATTTGGTAGTGTTACTGTTTGGCCTTGGGCACATGGAACATATCCCCAACAATTGAATACTGAAAAATTAGATGAAGCAATGCTTGGTCTTGTTGCCGCTATGCAAGGAGTTGATATTGGAGATATTCGTTTTAGTGAACGTGGATTTTTTGTACAGACAAAAAATGGAGAAACTTTACTTACTCCTGGTCAGGAAATTGCGGCTGGTGGTACTAGAGAATCTTTTCAAACAAAAGACACGATATATGATACTCTGACAGGAATTCGTAATTTTTTTCATCCAGAATTGTGGACTGGTACAACAACTCCTTTTTGGCTTGATTCTCCAAGTGATGCCGCAAAACGAAGAGCCGCATTCACGCAGAGGGGAGGTAGTGGTCCTCACCAAGATACAGATCCAGCTTCCCTTGAACAGCATTGGTCTGGTCAAGCCGCAGATTGGTCAAAAGATAAACTTCTTTCAGCTATTCAGACGACACAAAAAAATCTACTTGTTAGAGAATTGACTCCTAATCAAGCTGTGAAAAAAATTATACAATCATTATCTGGAAACACTCCTGATGATAATAGACCAACTGGAGGTGGTCCTTATAAAGCATATGTTTTAATGTTTGCTCTTCCAACAATAAATGATGTAGTTCAGGTTGTGCAACAATTTGCTGATTATTTTGGTTCTGTTATAGGTGATCCACTGGTTAAAAAATTAGCGGCTCCTGGATCTGGTACTTTTGATGAAAGAATAAAAACAATTCAATTAGGAGAGCCCTTACATAAACCAGGAGTCTGGGACAGACCAGATGAACAGTCAGAATTTTATTATAATGAAGCAGATTTTAAAGTAAGAAAAGTTGCAGATAAGACATATAAATTAGGCGGCGAAATACCCATGTTTAGACCAGGTGATAGAATAGTTCAAACAGGTGGTATATTAGGAAATCATACTGCTTCTGCAGAAGTTGTTCAACATCTTCCAATAATCGTTAAGAATGGTATGATTATACAAAATAGAGTTAGAGTAAAAAGTGTTAGAGGTGAATTTATAGGAACAAGTCATAAACCCCTTAATACGGCATCAACGCCACTTGTTAAATCTATTTTAACAGGTCCTCCTAATCCTAATAACGATCCTATTTTTAGATCAGATACATTAGAAAAACCAATTGAAAGAATAGATGGTACATTTTTTGGAACAATTAAAGAAGGGGAAACTGTAATAACTGAAATTATACCTAATGATACAATTGGTCAACTTATTAGAACCACATGTCAAAATCTTTCTGTCTCTCAGGGGTCAGGCGGAGCTTTTAAAGCAGGAATGAAAAGTTTATTAGAGGGGGGAGGAAGTAAAAGAATTATTGACTCTTATATGACTTTTTTGAAAAGCATTAAAAAGGGAATGGTGATTAAGCATCAATTTTTACAACCAATGGATATGTCTAATAAGGCTTTTGATTTTTATCATGGTTCAGCATGGACGGATACTGAGTTTAAATTTAATTACGGTCAATTATTAGATGTAATACCTTCATTAGATGTACAGTATCATATTGCTAATATTAAAATTGGTGGTATGGCTATAGAAAGCACAAATAATTTAACAGAGGAGTCACTTTTTGCTTATGTAGATGGAGATAATAAACCTATTATGGCGGATCTTACTTTTGAAATAGGATTTTTAAATTATGATGGATCATATGATACAGATTTTTTAAATATTGATATTGGTGGAATAATAACTGTACCAAATACGGGGTATGGGGGAGTACATTCTTGGCAAACAACAATACCAACAACTAATGACAGATTCGGTCCTCCCAATCAACCTTTTGAAACAATATCAGGAAATAAAAATATTTCTCCTAATTGGAACTATATAAGAATTTCAGATTTATTTCCAGCATATGGACAAGTTGTAAAAGATGCAATTGGATCAGTAAAGAAATTTAAGAAACAAGTTGAAGAAATAGCTAAAGCAATAGATGAATATATAAGATTTTTGGAAAGACAAATAAAAGCAATACAAAGATTAAATGATCAAGTTCAACAATTGATTGCATTTTTTACTAAGGGATTAAATATGGCTGGTATTTATACAGCACAATTTGGTGGAGATGGAATTGGTGATTTTAAAAAGAAATTAAAAAACATGAAAATGTTGCAAACTAATAAAAATAATTTAAATGAAATAACTTTGGAGACAGTTGAAACTGATACTGAGATAGAAGATCCCTTTACTGGATTAAAGAAAACTGTTAAAAGAAAAATTTTAAAACCAGTTACAAAAAAAGCAACAGGGGAAGAACCTGACGGTATTCCAAAACCATTAAGTGAACTTGATAATTTAAAATATTCTGGAGCTATTGTATTTTTGGGTCAGGGACCTGATTTAGAAAAATTTGATACGTTTATGAATAATTTTAACGGATTAGCAACTCTTGGAAAAGGATTTCTTTCAAATTTATTTTCCAAAGAAAGTATTATTGCTCAACGAATAATTCCATATGTTCATGATATACAAGGAGAGAATGTAAATGGAGATTTTGAAAGTATAGAGGGATTGGGATCAATTGATGAAGAAGCAACAATACGAATCGTTTTTACAAATGATGCTAATTTATTGGACAATACTGAGAGAGAACTTGTTAATGGACAAGTTGAAAGAAGTGTAGATTTTTCTCCAAGGATTCAAATGAATAGTGTTTCACTTACAAATTCTGAAGATAATTCTATTTCTACAAAAAATGATTCAATTATATTATTTCAAGGAACATATAACGAAGAAGAGTCGGTAGGTAATAAATTTTCTCAAGATGCTTCTTTTCATCAATTTGTAACACGGCCCAAAACACGTATTGTAGGAAAGGGCAATGCTGATAAAGATGGAAAGTTTGAAAAACAATATTTTAATGTGGATCTTAAACCTAAAAACCCATTAAAAAGATGCACCGACAAGAATAAATATAAAATTTTAATTCAATCAAGTATAGTGAATCAAGAAGGTCAATCATTAAAAGAAAGATATAAACTTAATATTGGATTTTCTATAAATCCTGTAACAGTAGATTTTGGAGGATTTGTTTAATGGCAAACAATTCAATTTCTAGAACAGGAACATTTACATCTAGCGGAAGTGCTGGGGGTTCGGGAACATATCATTATAATCATGGTGAATATTGGAGTAGTTCTGGATCATCTGGTTATTCTGGCACAGATTATTATTCTAATGATGATTTAAATAACGGTTCTATTTTTGTTAATATTGATAGTCAAATATCTATAACATTTACACAAGAAGTTGATAATAGTTCTATAACTACTTTCAACAAAGATAAGTTATTGCCTCTAGATTCTCAAAACAAAAAAGGAACTGTTGGATTGACACATATTGTTTCTACGACTCAGGGAGCAACAGATGATGGAAATAATTTAAAAGCCTTAAAATTAACTTCTCTACCTATAGATTTAACAACTAATGATCATGAAGCTGTTGCTGATCAAGAATTTGTAGAAATGGCTTCTTCTCCTTCTACAGTAGATAATCAAACTTATATTTTTACACCAAAAGCAAATCTTTCTTCAAATACAACTTATTTTTTAAGAATGGATCCTACAAATGTATTAGATGCTACTGGTTCAGAAATTAGTTATTTTACTGAAAAAGGATTTGTTACTGATAATACGCAAAGTTTTGTGACTACAGGAGATTATTATGATGGATTTAAAATGCAAATTGAAAAGGTTAATTTATATTTAGAAGAAACAGAACCTAATGCTGATGGTGTAACTGATCCTCAACCAGATTCTTTGACTTTATATCGAGATGATGGAAAAAGCGGAACAGTTTCTTTAGCAACTACTTTAAATATTCAATCTATAGAAGGAACAGTATTAAAATATCAATTAGATCCTACTTCATATAAAATGAATGTTGCTTATACTGCTACTAATCCTATAGTAATTACAAGTATAAATCATGGATTAGCAGATGATGACAAAATAGAAGTTTATGATGTAGTAAGTGGGGTTTCAATTAAAGAAGGTGCATATACATTAACAGAAATTACTTCAGATACATTTTCTATTCCTGTTGATGGTACAGGAAGTACTGCTGGTAGATTAAATTATTATAGAAATGCAAATAAAAATGACTTATTTAAATGGAGCGAAAGCAAGGATGAAGGACCAACAACAACAAATTATGTTGTAAGAAAAAAAGCATTGTCTGTTCCGAAAAAAAATGGAAAATCTATTGATGAGTTGTTAGATGTTAAGTTTAAAACTAAAGCAACAAGTGAGGGTTCAATAGGCGAACCAGCAACAGGTAGAGAAGGAAAAATAATAAAAATTGATGATGAGACTATATCATTTGTTGCTATATCCGATACTGCTTCAGGTGGAAAAATTATATCTTCTACTTTTGTAAATAATTCTATAGTAGATATTTCAACTTCTAATAATGATATTAGATTCCATATAAAAGCAAATACTTCTCCCGATCATAATGTACATCCTTTTCATTCTTCTGCGCCAAAAGTGATTTCTACCTTTCCTGAAGATGGTACATCTTTCCCGAGAAAATTGACAATTACTCAAATTTCAAGAAGTGGACATGAAGCCATTGTATCTACAAATCATCCTCATAATTTGTTTAAAGATGATTATATACAAATTGTTGATTCTACTCAACTCATTTATAATAAAACAACAAAAGTATTGTCTGTTCCAACACCAAACACTTTTCGTTATGATATGGGTTCACATAGTAATTTTACAAATGTACAAAGTCCTGCTCCTGGAAAACCGAAACTTGAGATTAGTAATGATGATGGTACTACTTATGCAGAAAGATATAATGCTATATTCGTAAATTTTAATCAATCTATGAACACAAGTACTGTTACTGTTGCAAATAATACTCATTTAATTTCTGCAAATGGAACAAGTGCAACATTTTCTGGTGGGCAAGATTCTGCTTCAAGCACAATACATTTATCAGATGATGGATTTGAAACAATTGAAAATTGTGTTTCAGTAATAGCAAGTTCAGGTAATTCTGTTTTTGCAATTGTTCCTGAAGCTCTTCAAGCAAGACATGATTATAATATAAAAGTTAAAACAGATATTCAGGATTTGGGTCAAACAAATAGTCTTTATCAATTTACAACAACTGAAGGAATTACTACTGGACAGAAATTTATAGATCCACAGACTGGTCAAGAAACAATATATTCAAAAGACGAAGATCCTCCGAAAATTAAAAGAATAACTTTTCCAACAGCCGATGATGATCTTATTGTAGAAAGTGCTAATATAGCTGAAATAACTGCCCATTCAGATTTTTATCATACAGCAATGCCCCTCAGTACGTTAATGACTTATGGTGTTAAGATTCAATTTTCTGAAAGTATGAAAATAAATTCAGTAACTACTGCAACATCTAATACAGATCCTACAGGCACAGTATTGCTGTCTGCCGATGATTTTAGTACAGTTGTTCAAATGGCTACAGATCCAGTTGTAACAACAACTGATGAAGAGAATGATACTTTTACTGTTAAACCTATAGCAAATGTATCTGCAAATGCTGTTTATACTTTAAAAGTTTTAAAAGATGTTACTGATGATTCACCAGAAGAAAATCGAATGGAACAAGATAATGTGATGTCAATAAAAGTTCTTACAGTAAATTCGATTCCTGGAAGTGCTGTGAATTATTATTCTGCAGGAGAAATTATATCAGGAGTTAGAACATTAACGATTAAAGCAAATACAGGAACACCAACTATAGGAGTAACTGCTGGATCTACGTTTTTAGGTTTAACATCAAAAGGTAAAGGGAAAGTTTTAGATTTTACTGAAGATTCGGGAGCAATAACATCTATTAGATATACGGAATTATCTGGTCAAGATGGATCTATTAGACCTTTACGTCCTGGTGAAATTTGTAAAGTAAGTGATACTGTTAATTTTACAATTGATAATGTTGCAATAACTGATCCTCCAGAAGGAAATGTTATCTCTTTTACTACAGGAACAAGAAAATTAATTTATAGAGATAGGAGTGCAGATAATGAATTTGTATCTGCAAATTCAAGTGCAGAGAGAATTTTTGGTAGAGCATCAAATGGAGAAGTTTTTGCAAGTAGTTCTGGTAGTGAAGGTATAGTGGGACCAGGAATTAAAACTGCTACAACTGGACTTGTAGCAAATGTGTTTTTTAGTGATGGTTCAAGTTTAGTGTCTCCTATAGATGGAAATCTAACTGGTATTGATGAAAGATCAAATCTTACTGTTAAGTTTACTCAAACAATGAATGTTGAAAGTATTAATTTTAATGCAGTTGATTCAATAGTAAGAGATCCTTATAATATATTGCTTTCTTATGATAGTAATTTTGGTAATACAATACCACTGAGTACGAATTTTACAAGTTCAAATAATGATACTGTATTTGAATTCCAACCAGCAATATTGTCAAATACAAGTTTACAATTAACACAAGATAAGAATCTTTATGCTAAGGTAACACAGACAGCAAAAAATCTGGGTGATATGAATTTGGCAAGTGTTTTTGCTCCTTCAAATTATGCTAATACTGTTACAAATGTTGATTTTAAAGCAATAGATGCTTCTGTTTTTACTACAGATGGAGAAGAAATAAAATTAGGAACAGGAACTTCTATTTCTATGCCTAATCAATCTTCAATAATAGCAAGATCAACTCTTGTTATTATTCATTTTAACGAGGTTCCTGATCTGGCAGATTTTGACATGGCTGGGTCGGGATATGAAATAGAATTATCAACTGTCAGTAATTTTGCTTCAGGTTTTTATTCAGGTACAGCAACTTTAACAAAACAAGGCAAATATGGAACAGAAATACATATTAGACTTTCTGTAGGATTAACGGCATCAACTCAGCATTATTTAAGAGTTGTGGGTAGTGTAGGCGGAAGTAGTGAAGGCGGAAAAGCAATTGATACAACTACCCAATATTTCAATTCATTTACAACTTCATCATAAAAAAGGAAATAACATGTTAGATGAAAACACTTTAAAACAGGGCATAGAAGAAGCATTTAAACTTGGTGCGGCCGCTGGATCATATCCAGCAGTTGCGGCACTATTAGCTAAAGCAATACACACTTATGTAAATACTGCTGAGATTAAAATACCCATAACTACTGAAGTATTGGGTTCTACTGGTCCGTGTGCAGTTGGCGCTCCTGCTGTACTTGATGGGGTGCTTGGCATAGCTAAGGGAACGGGCATAGTTCAAGCAGGACCAGGATCAGCTTTAATATAGAGTAAATAGAACTAAATAAACATATGGCTACAAACGCATTACAAGAAGAATATTTAACATTTGATCAGGATCAGCTTAATTTAAAAGATGATGAAGCAATTCGTTATCTAACTTTATTGGGACCTAGAGATTTGAATATGCAATTTCGTCATAATCCCAATACAGGGGATCTTGCCTTAAAAACAGGATCTAATGCAGTAAAAGAATCTATAAAAAATATAATTTTAACTAGAAAAATGGAAAGACCTTTTCAACCTGGTTTTGGTTCAAATGTAATGGAATTATTATTTGAGTCAAATGATATAATTACTGAAAAATTAATTGAAGATGAGATTAGGTCTGCGGTTGAAAATTTTGAAAATAGAGCAAATATATTAGATGTAATTGTTAATGATGATAGAGGAGGACATGGTTATCGAATTAAAATAGTTTTTTCTGTTGCTAATGAATCTGAACCGATAACATTTACAACATTTTTACGACAAACAAGAGGTACCTAAATGGCAGAAGCTACTAAATTACGGGTTTCAGAATTAGACTTTGATCAAATAAAAACTAATTTTAAAAGTTTTCTCAAAGAACAAGATATCTTTAGAGATTATAATCAAGATGGTTCTGTTATTTCTCAACTATTAGATATTTTAGCATATAATACTCATTATAATGCTTTTTATTTAAACATGGTAGCAAATGAAATGTATATTGATTCTGCAACTACTAGAAATGCTATGATATCTTTGTCTAAGTTATTAGGTTATACTCCGAAATCAAGAACTGGAGCAACAGCAAATGTAAATATATCAATAACACCCGATGATGCTCCTTCAAATATTACTGTAGTAAAAAATACACAATTTAATACTGTTATAAATGGAGTCAATTTTTCTTTTGTTACTGATAAATCATATTCTACAACTGCAAATTCTGATAATTCAACAGTTACCATTTCAAATGTTACATTGATTGAAGGTGATCCATTAACTTATAGATATACTGCTAATACACAAGATTCTTCACAAAGATTTACTATTCCTAATAGAGGAGTTGATCATTCAACAGTTACAATTTCTATTAAAGAAAATTCTTTTACTACTGAATTGTCTCCTTATACTTTAGCATCTGATTTACTTGGTGTTAGTTCAACATCAAATGTATTTTTTATAGAAGAGGCTTCAGATTTTAAGACAGATATAAAATTTGGAGATGGTGTTTTAGGAAGAAAATTAAAATCTGGAAATATTGTTATTATTGATTATAATGTTTGTGCTGGTGTAATGGGAAACGGTGCAAATAATTTTTCAGTTGCAACAACTGTTGGTGGTTATTCAACCGCTACTGTTTCAACTAATAGTAAAGCTGAAGGTGGTTCAGATGAGGAAACTATTAATTCTATAAGATTTAATGCTCCCAGACATTATAATACACAAAATCGAGCAGTAACAACAGATGATTATAAAAGAATAATTTTAAGAGATTATCCATTGGCAGAATCAATAGTTGTATATGGGGGAGAAGAAGCTGATCCTCCAGAATATGGAAAAGTTTTTATAGGTATAAAACCTAAATCGGGACTATATTTAACTGATTCAGTAAAAACAAATATTAAAGATAATATTCTCAAAAAATATAACGTTGCATCTATAACACCAGAGTTTGTTGATCTTGATTACATTTATATTTTATTAACAACAACTGTTAATTTTGATTCACGAAAAACAACAAAAACTTCACAAACATTAAGAAGTAGTATTATAAATTCTATTAACACATATGTTAATGAAGACCTTTATAAATTTGAACAAGCATTTAGATTATCGAAGTTACAAACAAAAATAGATGATACTGATTCTTCTGTTTTAGGTAATGATAGTTCTATTAGATTGAAAAAAGTATTCGAACCATTATTAAATGCGAAATTATCTTATACTCTAAGATTTAATAATTCAATTTTTCATCCTCATAGTGGTCATGCTCCTGCTTTATCTTCTACCACATTTTCTATAAATGATGAACAAGATGTTTTAAGAGAAGATTGTAAAATAAAAGATAAAGATAGTGTATTAATAGTTTATAGAATAGATAATGAAGGAAAAGAACATACAGTCCGAGAAAATATTGGTTCAATTGATTATATAACTGGAAAAGTAATAATAGATGCTTTTGATCCCGCATCGTATACAGGTCATAACATTAATATAACTGTTATACCAGTTTTAAGTGATATATCATCTTTGAGAGAGCAATTAATAACAATTCAAGAGAGTGATATTAATTTAAAGATGAATGATACATCATTAGTTGAAAAACAAGATCAAATAACAACAAGTAAAACCACAACATCTCAAACAACGGCAGTAAATTATTAAAATGTCAGAATATAATTGGTTAAAAGATACAGAAAATACGAAATTAGTAAGTAAGATATCTAATTTAGTTGAGAATCAATTTCCAGAATTTGTTAAAAATGAAGGAACGAATTTTGTTGAATTTTTAAAATTTTACTACAAATGGATGGAATCACATGAATTAACTATTAAAGATGTGGTTCAAGATGAATATCATATTAGATTAGAAAGTGAACAGGGCGGTTTTGTTTTAGAAACTGGATCGGATTTTATTTTAGAAGGCGATAGAACTAATAATAGTGCTTATGAAAAAAATGAAATTATAACAGGAATGACTTCAGGTGCAACTGGTACTGTTGATAGAAACACAAATACTGCATCGAGTAAAATTTATGTAACAGGAGTAACGAAAACAGATTTCGAAGTAGGTGAAATAATTAAAGGCACAAATAATCGTACACTTGGTACTGTAACTAGCTTTCAGAAAAATCCTCTTTTTGCATCGAGAACATTATTAAAATCAAAAGATATTGATAGCACTACAACAACTATGATGGATTATTTTGCTAAAGAATTTTTGATAAATTTTCCATTAAATTTAAGTACAGACAAACCACTTTTAATAAAACATATATCTGATATTTACAGATCAAAGGGAACAAGTACTTCATATGATTTTTTATTTAAATCATTATATGATATACAAAATCTTACTTTTTATACCCCAAAACTAGATTTACTTAAACCTTCTACTGGTAATTGGCAACAAGACAAATCTATCAGAATTATTACAGATGATCCTGCGACATCATTTGAAAGTCATTCTGTTACAGGAAAACAATCAGGAGCAACTGGAATTGTAAATCGTATTGAAGAATTTGCGGCTGGAGTTTTTGATATAACAGAATTATTTTTAACAAATATTGAAGGAACATTTATTGTAGGAGAATCGGTAGACTCAAATGAAGTTGATGGAGTATCTGGTAGTGGAATAGCACAAGGATTAATATCTGAAATTCTTATTTCCACTGCGGGTTCTGATTATAAAATAAATGATAAACTTTCATTTTCTGGTGGGGGAGGTGTTGAAGCAAAAGCAAAAGTAACAGATATTGGATCTGGTGCATTAGCTAAATTTACTATATTCGATGGTGGAGATGGATATCTTGAAGATAAAGAATTAACAGTAAATAATTTTGCTACGTTGGGAACTGGATTTGCTGGAAAAATTAAAGATGTAATTGATACTTTTACATTTTCAAAAAATGAAGATATAATAGGAAATTATACTTCAGTTACATTGGATGCTCTTGCATATGAATTGAGTGGAGATGTATCAGCGGATGTCGATAGTAGATTAATTGATGCATTAGGTTTTTCAAAATTAGATGCAGGACACATTTCTAGTGTAGAAACTACTGGTACTGGTGCTGGTTATGAGGCTATTCCTAAAATATCAGTTTCAGAATCAACAACTGAAGATTTTAATGAAAATTCTGTTCAAATTTTGAATTTAAATCCAGATCCTGATGATCTTGGTACAACTAATGCGATTACAGATTTTTTTGATCCTGGTGAAAAAATAACTTCTAATAGTGGTAATAAAATAGGAACATTTTTTGGTACTGTATCGACAACATATGATCACTTAGATCCTTCCAGAATAAGAGTAAAAACTATAAAATTTTTAGATCAAAATGTAACTGAAAAAATTCCAATTGCACAAAGAAACGATTTGCTTGTAAATAATTCTTCTTATTTAGCAACTTCAAATCCATCAGTATATCATGTACAATTCGTTACTGGTGGTTCGGGTTCAGTAAATACTATAAAATATAAACGAGGAATTGATGCAAGAGAAGATTTTAATAGTGCAAATAATACTGGAAATATAGATTTTTATCCAACATCAGGTGGAGTAGATGTAACAGGTGGTTATCAAACATTAAGTTTTGGTATTACATCAATTACTAGATCAAGCACAATTGCAACTGCAACCACATATGGAAAACATGGATTAGAAGATGGGCAAATAGTTGCTATATCAGGAGCAAGTCCTGCTGGTTACAATGGAACTGCAACAATTACGGTAGCAAGTACAACTTCTTTTTCATATACCGTAGGGGGTTCCCTTACAACTCCTGCTACAGGAACTATAACTTATAATGAAAATGTTTCTGTAAAATTTACATTACCTTTTGGACATACTACTGATGATGAATATGCTTTTTCTACTATTGATTTTGTTTCTAATGAAGTTCTTACTGGCGCTAATTCTGCCGCAGTTGCAACTGTAAACACTGGTGTTGCTTTTTCTGCTGGAGGTGATTTAGGAAATAATGCAATAGTTGGAATTGCTTCGGGAGATGCTGGTTCTGGATCTATTAAGTCTATAGAAATTCAAGATCCAGGAGTAGGATTTACATCCGTTCCTACAATAACATTACCAGGTCTTGGGGCAGAAAATGCAAATTTAACTGCAAAAATTGGTGCAATGAGATCAGAGACAGGGCTTTATCTCAATGAAGATGGTCAATTAAGTTCTAGTAAAAAACTTATTGATAGTAATTTTTATCAAGATTATTCTTATTCATTAATTGCTAATAAACAACTTAATGATTATCAAGAAATTGTTTTTAAATTATTGCATCCCGTAGGAACAAAACTTTTTGGAGAATTTACTCCTGATCCTACTGAATTGAATATGGGATTTGATAGTAGAATAAAATTTGAGAATAATGATTTGGCATTAAAAGAAGATGGTGATGATCTTTTAATGGAAGATCAAACAGATCCAAGACATGAAGTAATATTTAATAATAATCAAAATTTAGGAACAGGAACTGTTGCCTTAACAGGTAATTCTGAAGAATTATTGGGAGATTCTACAGATTTTACAGCAACGTATGCTGAAGGAGATCATGTAGTTATTGATGATGAACAATCTTTTGAAGTTTCTTATGGTGAATTAAGATTAGAGAATTATTTAACAGGTACAATATCAACATCATCATCAAATGTTATTTCTATTATAGGATTAGGTGATTCTTCTCCTAAGACTTTAACTGTACCTAGTGATTTTAGTGCTAATGCTAATTTTGTTGCAAATAGCGTAGTAACACAAATAAATTCTACCACAGGCGAAAAAGTAACAGGCATTGTTCTTAGACATGAACTAGATTCATCAAATAATAATACATTAATTTTACATTCTTGCAATGGAATATTTGATACTTCAAGTAATGCAAATTCTACAGTTGGAAATAATTCATTATTAAGCATAGAAACATATAATATGATTTTAGAAGGAAGTTCTGCAGATTTAACTGGTGATTTTGTATCAGAAGAAGATGGAGTATCGATTATTGCATTGGAAAATAGCATATATCAAAATAACGACTCTATCGTAACTGCAACATTTGAATATGCAAAATCAAATGTAATTTTTGGTGTTGCAACAGATTTTCAAACAGATTTTAGAATAAATGATAGAATTAAATTGTTATCAACTCAACAAAATACAAAAATTATTGAAATAATTAATTCAACCTGTTTAATAGGAAATACTTCAATAAGCACAGATACCGATTTTAATATAGTTTTAGAAGAGGGGTCAGATGGTTATCCAGGAAATTTCATTGCAGAAAATAATGACAATATTATTTTAAATAATATTGATCCTAATGCAGTTAAATTTGATAATGAAGATATTCAATTTTATAATTTGCTTGAAACAACGGTAAGGGGAACAACTACTGCAAATGGTGTATATACAGGAAATGTTTCTTTAGCAGGAATAAATTCTTCTTTTGGAGAAGATTTATTAGTAGGCGATGTTATTACATTATCTTCTAATACATCTCAAAAAGGAAAAATTTTAACGATAGCAGGTCAAACTTTAACTTTAAATACAGCATTGGGTGATGGAACAGAGGGTCAAACTATAACTTTACATTCAATTAGAAATTTTGATTTAGAAAGAAATGCGACCTTTATAACATTATCAACTCCTTATGATGCTTCAAATAATTTTATGAATTTGACAGTTAATTCATCCGCTACAGGATTGTTGCTTCTTGAAGATGGAGTTGGTACTGCTAATGCGGGATATGTTGGAAACACCTCAACTGAGGGAAGTTTAAAATTTGAAATATTATCGACATTTAATAATCAAACACCTAAATTCATACAATAATAAAAATATTTTATTAATATAAATAAACATATGGCTAGACTGGTTACAACAAAATTTAAAATACATAACGCAGAGCAATTCATTGAATCTCTCAGCGAAACTTCGGCAACAAATTTATATTTGTTTATCGGAAGAGTTCAAGAATGGACTGATGAAAATTCACCGCCTGCACCAACTGAAGCAGTAGCAAATACTTTGTATAGTTATTGGGATCAAATGATTGCCGCAAAAAAAGTTACTTCTGCAGATGTTAAACATGTTATTACAAGAAGAAATTGGGAATCAAATACTGCATATACTGCTTATGCTCATACAAATCCAGATCAGTTAGCAAATAATTTTTATGTTGTTACAGAAGATTTTAATGTATATAAGTGTTTACAAAATAATTTGTCGAACGGAACTTCAACAATTAAGCCAACTGGTACAGGTTCAGCGGTTATTGAAATTGCAGATGGATATAAATGGAAATATATGTATACTATTACATCTCAAGATACTTTGAAATTTACAACATCTGAATATATTCCCGTACAAAAAAGTATAGATTCTAGACAAATTGCAGTTGAAGATGCCGCTATTGATGGACAAATAGACATTATTAATAAAACATCAAATGGTGATTTTAAAGTTGAATTTACGGCTGGTCCAACAAATGCTGTTGGAGATTCTCAAGATTTTATTTCTAGTGAGACTTTAGTGGGTCAAACATCGAATCAATATGGAACACTTGTCAGTTATACTTCAAGTGCGAATAATATAACTTATTCCCCTAGTGTAGGAAATACAAAATTTACTGATGGTGAAGTTGTTTTAGGAGCAACATCTAATGCGAGAGCAACAATTTCGCAGACGCCAGTATCAACATATGAATTTGATACAGGAGTATTTGCACAAGTGACTAATTCTACTGTAATGCAATTATCTACAAGTGCAAATAATAGTGTAGATGGTTTATATGTAAATTCAACTGTTTTTGTGGTAAATAATGCAGGACAAGGAGAACAAACTACAATTACACAATATGATGCTTTGCTTAGAAGAATAACTGTAAATCCTGCTTTTACTGTTACACCAAGTACTGTTTCTGGTTATGAAGTAGCGCCATCAATTACATTAAATGGAGATGGAAGTTCCTTTAAAGGAAGAACAAGAGGAAATGCATCTCATGGTGTAACCGAAGTAACTGTAACAGAAAAAGGAGCTGGTTTTACTATAGCAAGTCCCTCTATTTTTGCTAATGTTTCTTATGGAACAGGAGCAAATTCTGAAGTTATTATTGGACCAGTAGGTGGTCACGGTAAAAATGCTATTGAAGAATTGGGAGGAAATAGGGTTATGGTTGATTCTCGTATTTCTGGAAATGAATCGGGAAGATTTACAACATCTAATGATTTTAGACAAGTGGGATTATTAAGAGATCCTTTACAAACTGCAAATACCCTTGCATTTTTTACAGAATCTTTATCGGATCAATCTACAACTTTAACAGTTGGAGCCGTTGCTGGATCTTTTCAATCAGATGAAAAGATTTATACAGGATCATCTTTAGCGGATAGTACGGCTAATGGAACTGTTGTAGATTTTCTAAATAATAATACATTAAGAATAAATGAAGTCAAAGGTACTTTTCAAGATAGTAATGTGGTGACTGGAGCAAATTCAAGTTCATCCGGAACAATTTCTGCAAATGGTGTTGCTCAACCAGGAATGAAACCTTATAGTGGCGATGTACTTTATATTGAAAACAGAGAAAAAATTACTAGATTGCAGAATCAAGTAGAAGACTTTAAGATTGTATTGGAGTTTTAACAAATGCCTAAATTAACACAAGATTTTAATATATCACCTTATTATGATGATTTTAATGAAGCAAATAAATTTTATAAGGTTTTATATCGTCCTGGATATTCTGTTCAGGCAAGAGAACTAAATCAAATACAATCTATTCTTCAAAATCAGTTAGAAAAAACAGGAGATACCCTTTATCAAGATGGCTCTAAAGTTTTAGGAGCAGAATTAATTTTAAATAATAAGATTAATTCTTTAAAATTAAAACCAACTTATTCTGATGTTGCAATTACAGCAACATCTTTTAATGGTAGAATTATTCAAGGGCAAACATCTGGTGCGAAAGCAGAAGTTGTAACAAGTCAAATTTTTACAACTGAAAATTTAGATATTTTAATGATAAACTATGTTGATGATACTAAATTTTTAGATAATGAAACAATTAATACCATTGATACAGGAACAACATATTTTGCAACTGTTGCTGGAGCAGATGAAGGATTAACTGGAGCAACTACATCGACATCTTTAGCTTCTGGTTTGGGTTCTATAGTTAGTGTTAATGAGGGATTATTTTATATTGGTGGATATTTTGTATATGTTTCTCCTCAAAATCTTATTTTAGATACTGAAAATAATAATCCTTCTACAAGAATAGGATTAACAACTACAGAATCTATCGTTTCAAGTATTGAAGATTCTACGCTTTTAGATAATGCTCTAGGAACTCCTAATTATTCTGCTCCTGGTGCAAATAGATATAAA